GACTTTCATGTCTGTGTATGAGAAAGACAGAAGTGTTCCAGTCAAAACCAAAAAGGTTCCTGAAGCTTTCTATTTGAGATCAGCATTGCATGCAAATCAGAAAAAGAAGGCTAGGATAGAAGCTGAGTTAGCTAGGATGCGCGATGATGCTGACAAACCTGATGATTCAGAGTTATCCTTTGAACCTTTAATACCTGCTGATCCGAGTTTGCCTTCGTCACATTATCAAGCGTCTATACTACCTGCAGAAGCTATGAATACTGCTAGTTTGAGAGCTGGTGCAATAGCTTACATTGACAAGTATGCTGATAGTGATGATGAGAGCGATACAAGTAGCGTATTGTCGAGTTCCTCTGATAGTACTTTGGAGTATGTCATTAGTGATACACCGACAGTTGTTGCTGATTTGGTCGAAGTTGAAAGATGCTGTTCTGCTTGTCCGTCTTATGAGGCGTACTTGAGAGATGGAGGCAAAGTTGGTTCGATTCATTATTTCCAGTTCTGCGGTATGAAACACGAGAAGACTATTGAAAACATCAATGCTGTCGAGGCTATGATGGAGATTACTACTTCAAAGAATCAAGATGCTGATTATGTGCCGAGGATCATGCCGATGCCTGATGTCACGGAGGTGATACAGAAACCTGCTTTCCCTCAAAAGACAGCTGCTCAAATTGATTTGCAAAGGATGATGACTCCTTATATCATGCAAGACGCAAAGATCATACATGTTGACGCTCGTACGCCCGCGCAAAGATTCACAAGCTGGCAAGTGAAGAGTAAGTTACTCGTTTCACACACTAAGACTGCTACTCTTGAAAAGAGAGGGGGAGAGTTGTGGGACACTCTATACCCTCTTTCAGTCAATCGAAGACTGCTTGAAGTTCCCTACAATGACGTTGTCGAGTTTCCAAATGTGCCTTGGCCTGAGGAAGATTGTCTGGCTGTTGCTTTGTCTGCTGTTACAGGTTCTACGCCTGAGATAGTTTTCACTTACATGTTGAGGGCGTTCCCGCGATCAAACACGCATGCAATGCGGCAGTTGGAAGAGAGATGCATATGGCCCGTTAGTTTGCATTTTGGACTTACTATTATAGTCTCAGAAGGAAGGTTCATGAGGTATTACGGTTATAGGAATTCTACTTTGACTGCTGGCTTGTCTTACGATGGGACGCATTACACTCCTACTTTGGCAGCAAAATTACCAATGGTCATACGACCAAAGGCGCCAAGACCATTGCCTCTAAGAGCTCCTTTCTTGAATGCTATAAACAATTGGCCTTTAACAAAGCGTAGTTTGTGGAAACCAGAAGTGAAAAGAGCCGAGTTGTTGATTCGTGCTATGTTGTCAAGAGAAGTCGGTACTTTAACTAATGATGTCAATATGGCCATGTTGAAAACATGGTCAAACACTGTTGACTTAGGTGCTAACACTCCAGAAAAAGAGTTGTTTGTTGTACAAGGAGATCCCGGTTGTCGAAAGAGTTCTTATCCACAGAATTTGATGCTGAAGATGCGGCAAGTTGGTCATTGGAACATGGTTGCTCCTACAAATGCAATAGCTGAAGATTATCGATCTAAGTTAGATGCTACTACTCCAATCAATGGTAAAAAGATGTTTGGAGAAATGGTTTCTACTTTGGAAAAGGCTCTTGCTTATGGTTATACTTCTACAATGATGGTGGCAGATGAAAACAAGTACCCTCCCGGTTATCTGGCTCTATATCATATTTTGAATCCAGAGTGTAAGGCTCAGTTGTTCCTGGGAGATTGCTGGCAAGCGAGTTGGCATTCGCCTACTCCTACAAAGTTGAATGATGTTATATCTGAAATGGAGTTTTACTCCCAATACACAAAAGGTTACATCATAGGAACATGGCGTTTTGCTGGTATGTCTGCTGCATTTTGGAGGATGCCATCATATTCAAAGTTGAAAGGCAATTGGGCATTTTCAGACTTTATCCCCACTTCGTGGGAACAACTACGTCCGTTTTTCCCCGCTGAGAATGATGCGAGTTTGCTGGCTATGTTTCAAAATAGGGCTGAGATGTTAGCGTCGCATTATGACACAATTATCGCTGAAGAACTACGCAAAAGTGATGCGATGAGCTACTCAGCTTCGATTGGTAAGACTGTGGCTTTGGCTATAGTTGTTATCGATGAAAGAGTGGTGAATGGTGGTGATTGCAAGCTAGTGTATACTGCAATGACAAGATCCGCGAATATATTGTTTGTTCGACAATGGCGCCCAAATGGTCATACTGAGCACAAAGTTGCTTATCATCCTGTTTATTCTGTTTTAGAGAAATACAGGCAAGCTTATATTCCAGGCAGGTTGACTAAGTTCAATCCAGATTGGTCTGTTAGCATAAGAGATGCGACAGAGCCTTTCCCACCTGAATGGAAATTGTATCATGCTGGTCCTTTTGAAAAGTGTACAAATTATGATCAAATATCTCAGTGGTGGCCTGTTTGCGAAGACGGCAATGGCGTTCGTTATTGGGAAAATTTCATAGACCCAGATGTGAAGCGTGGTGGCGGTGGTTTGAGGTATGATGATCCTGTATACGCCGATCAGCCGAGCTTCTGGCCTTTTATTGACGAGACTCCAGAATTTGAACCTGATGAACCAGGTCTGTATGAATTTTCGGCTGCTAATCCAGCTCCGAAAACTTCAATACCATTGGGAAGTCGTGCACAATTTGAGGAAGAGCAAACTATGATGATCAAAGAACGTTTTACTGCGGAGATCGCCGTCAATGGCGAATATACAGATCAGTTCCCTGATACTCCCAGATTCCTTTTCGATCAGGCAAATAGATTGGCAGATCTAGCCAATCAGATGTCTGGTCCGAAGAAGCTGCGTTTTAAGAGAGTTTTCGAAATGATAAAAGATGATCCTGCTAGTGACCCAAGGTATTCATTGAACCCGATTCTGCAATGGGCTGCTTTCCAGAAGTCAAATGATAGGGCTTCTTATCTTCTCGCCAAGGCAAAAAGAATACGATATTCCACGTATGAAGACAATCTAGCAAACTTGGAACGGCAGTCTTACTTTGGTAAATGCTGTTTTGATTCGTTCCGTAGGTATATGGGTTGGCATACACCAGTACCTTGGGATGATAGAAGGTATGCTCTTGCAGTGGTTGCTTTCCAAGAACGCAGAAATGACAGGAGTGAGGCTTTAAAGAAAGCTTCTTTGAATCGTTCTGATGCTGACGCACAAATAATGTTGACATTGAAGCAACAATTGAAACTCAAAGAAGGGGACAATTCAGTTGCTAAAAGTCCTCAACCTGTTTGGATTCATCCTGATTCACAATTATTTGCTGAAGGCCCTTATGGGGTTCTGCTTCTAGAATTGCTCCTCGAACACAAACCTGATTATTGGCATTTCCATGCTAAAATGTCTTACGAGCAATTCGAAGCTTGGTGCCTTACGTATATGAAAGACTGTGAGAGCTATGAGATGAGTGATCAGACTGGTCAAGATCAAGCAGCACAAGGTTGGGCTGTTGTAGTCTTCGAATCTTTGATGCGTTGGTTTTCTTTCCCTGAGGAAGCTATCCAACAATTCAAGACTCTTAAACTGACCAAAGTTTTGAATGGACATATTGTTGCTATTATGACTGACAGTGGCGAAGTTTGGACATATTTGATAAATACTGTTTCTTCTACTGCAAGAGAATGTTTCATGTACGATATACAGCCTGGCCATCCTATGGCGAATGGCGGCGATGATACCATGCGAAAGCCGATTGTTACTGTTTCTCCTAACTATGAATTTTTCAGAGATATTGATCCGTGCGTTGACAAAAGGTATGTTTCTGACAAAGGTGATTTCACTTCTCACAGAGTTTATAAAGGGGTTCTCTATAAAAATCCCATTTTGTTACTCAAGCGTTTCCTGGTGAAATTAGCTTCTGGCCGAGGCGAAGAAAGTGTTTTAGGTTACGCAGAAATGTGGAAAAGAAATTACGACTTGCGAGACAAGCTCTACGAAATTTTCACAGAAGATGAAATGGAAGCACATGCAATTCTCACTCGAATCTTTTTCAATTTGAAGAAAGAAGGTCTCAAGACTCGTTTACCCTACAAATTTAGGGATTACGATGATTTTGAGATTATTCCTACGCTCACTCAAACTGATTTTAGTTTCCTTGAGAGGGTTCAAAACATAGCATTGTATGCTGGTGCAGCTTCCGCTGATTATATTATCAATGATTCACAAAATGATCCCGGTTTCTTTGCGTACACCGCAAATTTGTGATCTCTCCAATGGCCTCTACTATCGAAAATGACACGATCGTTTACAATAAACCTCAAAGTACGGAGTTCACCGATACTTATGAGAATAATGTTCATGTCTATCATTTAGCAATTGGCAAAGGCGCTGGTGATAAAACTATTGATACTTTGTTGGCTAGTTTTCTTGGTGGTTATGGAAATATGCAACTTCTTGATATTACTGTTTCTTACGTTTTCTTGAGCTCAAAGGCTGTTTTCAAATGCGGAACCAAGTCCGCTTTGTCTAAGGCTACTATTGATCATATTGCTCTTAAAGAGAACGGTATTTATGCTGTTTCTTCCGACTTTCAAGTCGGTAAACACGTTACTATTCATATTGTACCTCAGCATGGAGTTTCTAAGCAAATCAGACCTACTTCGTCTACTCATCCGATGATGAATTTTGTTTGGTCTGCTACTGATAATGTTGAAGGTTTGGTTTCTTTCAAGTTACAATCCAACGGTCCTGAGGAAGTGTATGGTTCTTTAAACTGAATGCCAATTCGGAAGCGCAAAGCGCTGTAGAAAGGCGAGAAAAGGTAGTTTCTAGTTCTATTGTTGAAGGTGAAAGATGTATCGAAGGTATTGACAACGATTCTGGTTATGAAGATGAAGATGAAAGAACGTTTTGGTTTAAACGTTTTCCTGATGACGTTTTGTATTTGAATTCTTCTGTTCAAACTGTTCATGGTGTTGTTTGGCAATTTGTTACCAAATTTGAGGTGAATAAAGACAAAACCCAATTTATGTTTAAATCCGAAAAAGAAGGAAAAACAAAGTGGAGTTTGATTGATTCTGGTTTCGAGTGGTGGTTGGAACTCGAGTTGAATGGTGTTACGATTTCAGAGCTTCTTGCTGCTGATATTCGTTTGATTTTTGTATAGTGTCCTAAGAACAATTGTTTGTTTAGGTTATAAGGTCCATG